AAGAGTGTCACAGAATGATGTATCAAACGGCCTTTTATTCTGGATGGCCAAGAATGTTATCAGAGATATGCGCAGATACAGGTTTGGACGTGACTATAAGGGTGTGGATACGATTAGGCGGGAGTTTATCAAAGGATGTGTCAGTTTTGACAAATTTGAAGGTAGTGTTGCTGCTTACCATGAAACAGGGTTTGATGTTACTGACAACAAGGATTACGTGAAAATGCTGTTGAAACACCTGGATGCGTATTCAAGGACATTGATTGAACTATATTACTACCAAGGTAAAGACATACAACAGATAGCTGGAATGTTGAAATCTTACTCATTGAAAGTAAGTCAAGGTTTGAAATCAGCAATAAGGACAATGAGAGATATTGCAGGTAAAGATTTTGACTGAATGATTCGGGTGTCGATACCATAGTTTGAAGGAGGTGAGATACAATGGTCGCAAAGTTAGTCCTAAAAAAATGTAAAAATGGTCGGAACGGGAATGGTAAGGTAAATCCCACTGAAACAAAAAAAAGGAGAAGAAAAAAAGAGCAGATATTTGTAAAGAATTATACTACCGTTGCTGTAAAGGCTGGAGGCAATGTATCCGAAATATGCAGAGTATTAAAAATCAGCAGAACAACATTATGGCGTTATCGTAAAGAACATCCAGAACTTGATGAAAAATTAAAAGAGTTATGGGAAGTCAAGGTGGATGACCTTGAACAAAGTACAATGGATAAAGCAATTCATGGGTGGGATGAGGATATAATATATCAAGGTATAAAAACAGGAATAAGGAGGGTATTTTCTCCAGTATTGATGATATTTATGCTCAAAACTAATAGACAAGAAAAGTATAATATTGAAAATCATCATCAAATAACCGCCTCAGTTCCAGAGATACAGGAGAAGATACGAAAGTTCCTGAAAGATTCTGCTGCTTCAATGCATCTTGACATCTCAGTTAAGCGAGATGATGTAATAGAGAATCCAGTGAAACCTGCTGGAGCATTGGAGTCTGGCAAATGAACCATCCAGTGGAATTCATGGAATCTGAAGGAGCTATGACAGATAGGTGGACACCTCTAAAATTTCATCCTATACAAGCACAGCTAGTAAACTCAAACGCTCGTTTCAGAGTTGTGCCAGCGGGTAGGCGTTCAGGTAAGACAGAACTGGCAAAACGTTTCACAATACGAGAGGCAATAAAGTGTGTTCATCCTAATGGTAGATTTATTTTCTCGGCTCCTACTCGTCCTCAAGCGAAACAGATTTACTGGGATGATACGAAACAATTAATACCTAAATGGATGAAAGTCAGGACACTTGAATCGGAACTCACTGTTGAGCTTGTGAATGGAGCTAAGGTAATAGTAATGGGAATGGAACGTCCTCAGCGCGTAGAAGGCCCTCCCCTTGATGGTATTGTGTTTGATGAGTATGCCGCAATGAGGCCGGGAGCTTGGTGAAAGAGTGTAAGAGCCGCCTTAGACACATTAGGACGTCCCGGGTGGGCATGGTTTATAGGCAGACCTATAGGACGTAATCATTACTATAGACTTTATAAACGTGCGTTGGCAGATACAACCGGCCAATGGCTGGCGGTTACTTGGAAGTCAGAGTCTATTTTACCTCCGGAGTATATACGAGAAGCGAAGGCAGATTTGGATTTGGTAACATTCAGGCAGGAATATGAAGCATCGTTTGAAACATTTGAAGGCAGAGCGTACTATGCTTTCGATATTATAAAGCACTGTCTGCCGGTGAAGTATAATCCTAACTTACCGTTGATATTCTGTTTTGACTTCAACGTTTCTCCGGGTGTATGTGCCATCCTTCAGGAACAGACTAGGCAAACGTCACAACTCAGTAATATTCCTACATATTTAGTTGAAAACTTTACAGCCTGTATTGGTGAGGTGTACATTCCCAAGAACTCGAATACTCCTATTGTGTGCAACAAGTTAATCAATGACTGGAAACACCATACAAGGGAAGTATTCTGCTACGGAGATGCAACAGGAGGTAATCCTTCAACGTCAGGAGTTGCGGGTTCTGATTGGGACTTGGTACGCCAATATCTTAGGCCGGCTTTTGGTGACAGGATACATTTCTATGCAAAGAGGAGTAATCCTCCAGAAAGAGCGAGAGTAAATGCCGTGAATAGCCGATTGTTGAACGCAAACGGTGAAGTAAAATTTGTATTACATGCCAAGAACGCTGAACATGTTGTGACGGACCTCGATGGTGTTGTTACTGTTAAAGGCGGTAGTGGAGAGATTGACAAGAAACATGACCTAGAGCTAACTCATTTAACTGATGCTCTGGGATATTACATTGAACAAAAATATCCAGTCGAAACTGGAATCGCAACGTTTAGTTCTGAAGTCATTACATTATAAGGAGAGAAAGATGCCCACTAATTGGAAACGTTTAACTGTTGTGCTTAGGTCAGGAGAAAAGATTGAAGTATTAGGCGAGGATAGGATAATGATTGACAAGTATAAAGAAATAACCGCTATGCTTGTTGTTCACAACTCCAGTCCTTATGCAAAAAATACCGTACTTGTAAAGGGTGTGTCCGCAACTCCGATTATCAGCAGGAAGGAAGTTCTCATTGTCATAAACGAAATTGCCTCTGTCTCAGTTGAGGAGGCCTCTCATTATATTTACAAGATGCCAGAAGAACAATTTATTAAAGAGTGTGAAGGTTCTTTTGTGACACAGGAGGCCTCCGTCGATAAAGACAGTATCAAGAAAACAGCCCCTTGAAAAGGAGATGGTATTATGTTTAAGAATCTAAAGAGTTGGAAGACTTCCGCGGTAGGGTTTCTGTCCGGTCTTGTAATCATTGCTACTCAGATAATCGCCTTGCTTGATACAGACCCAGCAACCGTATTCTCATACGAGGCACTTGTAGCTGCCTTGGCAGTTATGGGAATCGGGTTCTTTGCTCGTGACAATGACAAATCTTCGGAAGAAGTTGGCACCAAAGGGTAGGCATCCTTCTCTCGGCGGCGGAGGGGCGGTCAGGACATGCTGACAAAACTTGTAAAAGGCATCGCTTGGATATTCATCGAAGTTTTTAGGCTTTTACTGCCGTCCCTCTTGAGTAAACGAGAGAAACCAAACGAGGTAATCCCCATCGGGGCAGATAAAGATACAAAAGATGCCATTGATGAATCGATTGAGGAATCCATAAAATGAAAAAACTTCTTTTACTCTCTGTCATTATTTTGTTACTCTGTGGATGCGCATTCAACCGTGACGTTGTTATAAAACATCCTGATGCACCAATGCTTATCTTGAAACCTAAACGAGGCAAGTTCCTTGTTTCAGTATATGATAAAAGTACCAACTCAATGATTGAATACGGATATATCTTGACAGAAAACCTTGAAGGATGGACGTTGCACAAGTTTGACTGGCAGAATTATATTAATAAAAAGAAGGAGTCACAATAATGCCAAAGTCTGCAAAAAGTAAGCAGCCGTCAGCAACAACAAAGCCTGTTCAAACTCCCAAGGAGGCAAATAACCAAGTTTCTTATCAACGTCCTGAATATAAAGAAATGAAAAAGTATTGGGACTTGGTGAATGCACTCAATGATGGTACGGCTGCAATGCAAGCTGCGGGTGAAAAATATTTACCAAGATTTTCAAACGAGGAACAATCCACATATAATATAAGACTTAAGAATTCGATACTGTTTGAAGCGTATTCAGATACAGTTGATGGGTACGTTGCAAAACCATTCTCTGAGCCAGTAAAGGTTGAAGGTGTTATACTAGATAAGATACAGGAAATGATTGATGATATAGATGGGACAAAACGGACATTATCTCAGTTTCTTCCAACATTCTTTGAAAAAGGCATCCACCACGGAGTTTCGTATATACTCATTGATTATCCGACAACTGAATTTGTTTTGGACAATGGAGACGTTTACAACATAGCACCAACAAAAGCGGACGAGGAAAAATTAGGACTGAAGCCGGTATTTGTACACATAACTGCCGACCAGATAATCAACTGGCAAACCTCACGTTCAGCAGGGGGCGAGGAGGTTCTGGATATGGTAGTTATCAAGTCAGAGGAAGTACGTCCAACAATGTCATATGCCTCGGAAGTTTATGATGTGTTGACAGTATGGAGGAACCATGTAATAGAGGTATGGGAGAAACCAAAGGATAAGGATGAGACTGAATATCAAAACATAGCAACAATGAAAAATAGTTTGGGGTTTATTCCGCTTGTTCCTTTCTACACTCGACGGATTGGCAGTATGTTAGCACGTCCCGCTGCTGAACGGTTAGCGTGGCTAAATCTAAAACACTTTAGAAGTGATTCAGACCAGACAAACATATTAAGTTGGATACGTTGTCCTCTTTTATACCTGTTTGGGCTATCACAGGAGGAAATGGACAAACCTATTACGATTGGTCCAGGCAGAGCGTTCAAATCTGTAAACCCAGATGCACATGCGGGATATTTAGAACATACGGGAGCAGCCGCATCTGCGGGCGAGCGAGATTTAAAGAGTACAGAAGAACTAATGGAACTTGTGGGGATGCAGCCACTCATTAGAAATAGTGGAGACGTAACAGCAACCGGCGCTCGTATTGATGCATCCAAATCAGTCTGCAAAGTTCAGATGTGGGTTACTGATTTAGAAAATGTAGTATACAGGGCATTTGTAATCGCCGCTCAGTGGATGAAAATAACATTACCCGACACCTTCAATATAAATATATTTAATAACTTTGGTATTGATGCTAACACAGCCGATAAAGAGTTCCTGCTCAAACTCAGAACAGCAAAACAGATAACCCACCGAACTCTCTTGAATGAAATAAAAAGGACGGGCGTTCTGAGTGAGGAACTAGATGTTGAAAAAGAAATCATTG